TATATATATTGGTCGGGCACATAAAAGAAGGGCCGCGATCGCGACCCCTGGTTTTTATCATGCTGCAATTAACCTTAGTGGATCCACCGGGCCGCGGTAAACCAGGTCCGGATTTAGATAGTCTCCTCACTGGGTTCCCATTCTTCTATAACACCATTAAAAAATGTGCCTTCAAACCCCATACCTTCTTCTATGTATGAAGCCTCAATTTCTACCTGATGTTTTCTTACAAGCTCTTGCCAAACAGGGATAGGAGGTGCCCAAGCCGTCCAACATACAAGGGTAAAACTTACATCCTCCGTAGAGAACCATAGATCACTTTCTTTTTCCCAGCTTTTCTCCAGAACAACAGGGTCGGCAATGTCCCATTTAGTACCCCAGTTATCGTTAGCCCAGTTATACCAGTTGGGAGAGTCAGAAGGTGAACTAGTGTAACTAAGAGAAAAAGGCATGGGACGTACTGCTTGGCACAACCTTCCCTTTAGTACATTGGAATAAAGCACCCCAATGACATTAGCTGGGCCTTTGAAAATTACTGTTTGATCACAATGATTAGGCATTATCGGGTTTCCTTTTTTATTGAATGTTTATTGTATCCCATGGCCAACTCACAAGCAAAAAAAGAGGGCCTAAGCCCTCTAAAAGAAAGGCCGCGATCGCGGCCCCTGGTTTTGTTAATTGTTTTCACAGCATGGCCTTTAGTTCTGCCTTGAGAGCTCGAGCTCTATCGCCGCGCCAGGATCCGGCATTCGCTAGGAAATAAGCAACTACACTCTGCCCGGAATCCAGGCCGAATGAATCGCTAACACTGTCGAGCGAATGCATCGCGTCCAGGTAGGGTTGAGCTGCGAAGTTTACTTTGGTCCAGTCCGTTTCGATTTCGGACGCTATATCTTTTATTGATCTCATGATCGGTTTCCTTTTTTGTTGAATGTTTATTTTATCCCAGGAACAACTCGTAAGCAAAAAAAAGAGGGCCTAAGCCCTCTATCTTTTTCTTTTTGCTAGTCGGATAACTGACGATCGATTAAGACGCTAATCAGGTAAAAGGTAGCATTGCCGCCACCAAAAACAAAAATGACTGCGACTATCATTTCATCATCCCAATATCTTATGCCGGTTAATAAAAACCATACCATGGAAGTGATCATTACTACTGCGGTGATTGTCGCGATAAATGTAATATTGCTCATACTGCTATTCCTTTTGGCATGTCGAATGGATCCTCATAAGGTTCGCGCAGCTCGTAATCGTTTCGGATCTCATCCGCCCAGGCGCGGCACGCATCATGCACATCCGCATCGGTTGGCTTTTCTTCAAAGTCTAGAGTGATTATTACTTGATACATTGGGTTTCCTTTTATCTAATCGAAACGTTTAGCGATCGGAGTATCCCAACCGAACATTGAACATGCTAGCGCGATCTCGATATCGCGAGGCGTGTTGTTGTAAAACGCATTCAACATATCTATTGCTGTATCGGTATCCTGATTATGCGCGACGGGTGTAACAATCCGATATCCGGATTCATTCTGCGATATCTGAATTGGTTCATTCGTTTCGGGATGACGGGTGTAAAATTGTCTTTTCATTTTAATTCCTTTTTTAAAAATGGGGGATCGTAGGATCCCCCGATTAGTGTTATAGGTCTGCGCCGAGTTTCGGGAATGATTTCCTAAGATGCGCCTCGCGTATTTTCTTTTCTTTTTTCACGTTGGCGATTGTCCCGACCCAATCTTTGAAATGGAATCTAGACCCGATACCGTTTACATACACTCGAGTATCATTCGAGTGTCCGTCGCTATCGATCGCGTCCATTACAAATTTTTTAGTGTATCGGTAGTTTGCGTCGAGATTATCTTTAGCCGTAACCCATGCTCTAAACTTTGGGTTTGTATTCCATAGCTCCTGAAACATTGCGTCAATTTCGATGACTTGCTCATTCGCATATTTTTGCGTGATTAAACGTGACATAACTAATTTCCTTTTATTTAAATTTTTGTCTTTTTGAAAAGACAAGCGAATTGTCATGCATTTAGTTAACAATGTCAACTCAATTGCAAAATAAATATACTGTCGTTTTGTACAGTAGTCGAGAGCTCGGGGCAGGTCTTGAACTATCCCATGGGGTCAGGTCTTGAACAGAGCTCAGGGGTCAGGTCTTGAATTTTTTCTGCAGGTACCCTAGGGTCAGGTCTTGAATTTTCCGGCAGCTCTGATTTCAAGACCCGACCCCCCCCTAAGCAGTTGACATATGCAATGTCATATATAATATCGTTCCACACATACGATTCTGTGAAAAAATCATTTTGAGCAGCCTAGCCCATATTCCAGAGTCCGATATGAAAGAGATCCTGATGTTGAGGGATCGCCTTTCCACCCTTGAATCAAAGGATGCTTGCCGGGACTCCTTTATGGAGTATGTCCGGTACATCTGGGACGGTTTCATCGAGGGTGAGCACCACCGTTTAATCGCTGATAAGCTCACAGAAGTGGCTCAAGGAAAATGTAAACGTCTGATCGTTAACATGCCTCCCCGTCATACCAAGTCTGAATTTGCATCTGTGTACTTCCCTTCGTGGGTTATGGGTCTGAAACCTGATATGAAGATCATGCAGACTACGCACACGGCTGACCTGTCTATCCGATTCGGTCGCAAGGTCCGTAATCTGATGGATACCCAGGAATACAAAAGGATGTTTGATAATGTTTCTTTGGCGGCTGACTCAAAATCAGCCGGAAGATGGGAAACATCGCAAGGGGGGGAATATTTTGCGGCAGGTGTAGGTGGAGCCATCACGGGGCGGGGTGCTGATTTACTGATTATTGACGATCCTCACTCAGAACAGGACGCATTATCGCTAACTGCCATGGAGGGTGCCTACGAATGGTACACATCCGGCCCCAGACAGCGTCTACAGCCTGGTGGAGCTATCGTTATAGTCATGACCCGTTGGTCTACAATCGACCTCACAGGCAAGCTCCTGGGCCGTCAGACGGAAAATCACGCAGATAACTGGGAAGTTATCGAATTACCGGCCATTTTTGAGGATTCCGGCAACGTATTGTGGCCTGAGTTCTGGAAAAAGGAGGAATTGGAGTCTGTTAAAGCGTCAATTCCGGTAATGAAGTGGAATGCGCAGTACCAGCAGAACCCGACATCGGAAGAAGGGGCCATTATCAAGCGTGAATGGTGGAATATCTGGACCAAGGACGGTCCTCCTTCCTGTCATTACATCATTCAGTCCTACGATACGGCGTTTTCCAAGAAAGAAACGGCGGATTACAGTGCAATTACCACCTGGGGCGTATTTAGTCCGGGTGATGGCATGGCTGATGCGATTATTCTGTTGAATGCGGAGCGTGGCCGGTGGGATTTCCCTGAATTAAAAGCGGTCGCGCATGAAGCCTACCGTGAATACGACCCTGATATGGTCCTGGTAGAGGCTCAGGCGAGTGGTACACCATTAACGCAGGAACTTCGCATGATGGGTATCCCTGTGGTGAACTATCGGCCCAGTCGCGGTAACGATAAGATGACCCGTGTGCATTCTGCGAGTCCGGTATTTGAATCCGGCCTTGTCTGGGCACCCGACTATCTGTTTGCCGAAGAGGTTATTGAAGAATGTGCATCGTTTCCTTTCGGTGCGCACGATGATTATGTAGACTCTATGACGCAAGCTATATTAAGATTCAGGCAGGGTAACTTTATCACGCTACAATCTGACGAGGTTGATGAGCGTGTTGCCCGAAGAAATATTTCATACTACTAATTAGTCAGTAACTGGAAAAAATTATGGCATTAAAGAAATTACTCAAATTTGCAAAGAATGTTTCACAAAGAGCTGAAAGAAAAGCTCGCCGCAAACCGAAAACAAGAACGGCTGAAGGTGGCACAGGCAGTGCTTTTTCTGGCAGTGCTGCTGATTTAAAACAAAAGTTAGGCGCTGGAAATCCAAAATTACTTGACGCATCAGAACGAGCAAAGGTTAAAAATCGTCGAGTAGCAGAGCAAAAAAGAAAAGCTGGAGAGAGAGCTGAAGCAAGATCACAGAAAGTTGCTGGTGCTGCTGCAATAGGCACAGGATCTGCTACTGCCGGTTACGTTGCTGGCGAAAGTAGTCAAGGCGATAAACCAAAACCCAAAAAAAGGCCCAATCCTCGCAAAACTAAAAAAAGCGAATTGCAGGTCGAGCTAAAGAAAAGAGAAAGCAAGCGCAGCAAAGTAACAGGCAAAAACGACACAAAGACTGATAGAGATGTCACGCTGAAAAGCGGCAAAAAAGTTGCAAATGTTACTAGAGAACAGCTTACAAAATTAGGTCTTGACCCTAACAAGAAGAGCAGCCTAACAAAATATCTTAATGCTTACGATCGTCTTGGTCGTAGACCAAAAACAAAAGCCGACCTCGCTGTTAAGAAAAACATGGGCGGTATGATGAGGTCTAAAGGTTCCGCGAAAGGCGGCATGATGGGTGGCAAGATGCCGCAAGGCATGATGAAGGGCGGTGCTGTTGGCGGCAAGAATAAAAAGCCAAAAGGTTATTCTCGAGGCGGTGCCGTCAAGCGTCGAGGTGTTGGTGCAGCCCAGCGAGGTTTTGGTAAAGCTATGAAATAAGGAGTTTGCTCGAGGGTGGCATACTTACAAAGCAGTATCCCTTACTTCAAGGCATGGGTGAGGCGGGAATATACTGTCAATAACGAGCGATACCATGGTGAGTTCCTACACGCCATGGTTGTCGCCGTAACGACCATGCCCAACAGGTGTTTAAGCTTTCAGGTTATCTTTACAGGATGTGAAGCGCATGACACAGATGAACCTAACATCCATGGCGGGGCCATGTGGGCGAGGCTTCCCATCACAGCGTTAGTCGCTGATACGCCACTGGAAGAGTGGCCTGATGCGTTGCCGACTTATCTCGCGCAACCGTGGGACTGCATGTCACATGATCATGCGGTGTACACAATCAATCGTGCGACTCCTGCACCATGGATTGCAAAGGTTGATGGTGAGTTTTATCCGGCCAAGTATTACTTCACTGTTGATTATACGAACAGCGAGATCGCTGATGATCCTGCGCAGCACAAGCAAAGCCATATACTGGAACTACTTGATGCAGGCGAATACACGGGTAACATAGTCGCTTTACCGAATAATAGGGTACGAGTGACACACCCTGCCTGGTTCGAAACCGGCGAAGGTGCGCCTGACTTTAAACCAAACCAGAATATCTATCACTCGAAAGAAGATGTAGGATATGTCTGGGACACTCAACGAGTGTTCAATAACTTGTACAGCGAAGACTAATTATGGCCATTGAACGCGGCGTAAATGATTCTGACAAGTTCGATCTTGATATCGAAGACAGATCAAAAGAAATAGAAATTACAGTTAATCCTGACATTGAAGAAATGTTTGCTGGTGTTGACGACGACGATAATGAAATATTAGAAGACGGCACCATGCTGGTTGGTATGCCACCTCCCCCGATGATGGATATGGGGCAGGATTTTTATGCCAACCTCGCAGAGGTTATTGATCCCGGCGACTTAGGCCGTATTTATTCAGACTGTATGTCTGATTACCAGGACGATCGCGCTTCACGCAAAGAATGGGAACAGCAGTATCGGGAAGGTCTTGAATTCCTTGGCATGAAGTTTGAGGAAAGAACTGAACCTTTTGAGGGTGCTTCCGGCATTATTCACCCGTTACTCGCAGAGTCTGTTACGCAGTTTCAGGCTCAGGCATACAAAGAGATGTTGCCACCTGGTGGACCTGTTAAAACACAGGTTGTGGGCATGATGAGTCCAAACACTGATCTGCAGGCAGCGCGTGTTCAGGAGTTCATGAACTATCAGATCACGCAGGTCATGAAGGAATATGATCCTGAAACTGATCAGATGCTGTTCTATCTGCCCTTGTCTGGTAGCGCATTCCGTAAGGTTCATTTTGACCAGACGCTTGATCGTCCGGTATCGCGTTTTATCCCGTCAGAAAAACTGATTGTGCCTTACGGTGCATCCAGTCTTGATAGCGCAACACGAATTACTCACCTTGTTGATATGTCTATCAATGATGTGAAGAAGATGCAGGAAGCAGGTTTCTACAAGAAATCACCTGTGTCTTACATCGATGACCCCTCCTATGGCGATGATGGTGTCGATGAAGAGATCGATGAACTGCAGGGTGTTAAACCATCAGGCGGTTCCGGCTCCGATGAATGTGAAGTACTTGAAATGCACGTTGAGTTGGATATCCCCGGTTTTGAGGATGTCAACGCGCAGGGTGAAGAGACAGGCATTAAGCTGCCATACATTGTTACGCTGTTGCCGAAACAATCAACGGTCCTGTCAATTCGCAGAAACTACAATCAACAGGATCCTATGCGCAAGCGAGTGGACTATTTTGTTCACTACAAGTTTTTGCCCGGTGTAGGCTTCTATGGCTTTGGCCTGACCCACATGATCGGCGGTCTGTCTCGAGGCGCAACCTCGATCCTCAGACAGTTGATTGATGCAGGCACGCTATCTAATTTACCCGCTGGTTTTAAAGCCAGAGGCATTCGTATCCGTGACGACGATGTGCCTCTTCAGCCAGGTGAGTTCAGAGACATGGACGCACCTGGCGGTTCTTTACGCGAAGCATTGATGCCTCTGCCGTTCAAGGAACCTAGCGGCACACTGCTTAATTTGCTAGGTATGTTGGTTGAAGCAGGCCGACGATTTGCATCGATCGGTGATATGCAGGTTGGTGATGGTAATCAGGAAGCACCAGTAGGTACAACAGTCGCATTGCTTGAGCGCGGTAGTCGCGTAATGAGTGCGATTCATAAACGATTACATTACTCGCAGCGTATAGAGTTCAACTTACTCGCCAATCTCTTTAAAGATTATCTGCCGCAACAGTATCCGTACATGACGGCTAATGGTGATCAAAGCGTCAAGCAGACTGACTTTGATGACCGTATTGATATTATTCCGGTCAGTGATCCCAACATCTTCTCAATGAGTCAGCGTGTCATGCTGGCACAGGAAATGTTGAAGATGGTGCAATCTGCACCAGAGATTCATGGTCCGATGGGTATCTACAATGCGTACAAGCGCATGTATGAGGCAATGGGTGTGCAGCAGGTCGATCAGATTCTGCCGCCTCCTCCGCCCCCGCCGAAACCGCAACCTATTTCAGCAGCACTTGAGAATGGTGGGTTTACGACTATGCAACCTGCTGTACCGTTCCCAGATCAGGATCATCAGGCTCACATTGCTATTCATATGGCGTTCTACAATTCTGCAATCTGTCAGGCAAATCCGCAGATGCAGGGCGTAGTTCAAGGTCATGTTTACGGACACATTGATCTGATGGCAAGACAACAAGCGCAGCAGGATCCACAGATCATGCAGATGCAACAACAGATGCAACAGATGCAACAAATGCAACCACAGATGCCACCTCAAAGTATGCCCGGTATGCCGCCTCAAGGTGGCCAACCACCACAACCAGGTCAGCCGCCACAACAGAACCCGCAAATGGAACAAATGCAGCAACAGATGAAGACGATGATGGAAAATAAAGTCGCGCAGATTACTGCGCAACTAGTATCCCAGATCGCACCCGCATTTGAGGCGAAACAGGACAATGACCCATTGGTTGATCTCAGGCGTGAAGAACTTGGTATCAAAGCTGCCGATGTTGAGCGTAAAGCAATGGAAGCAGAGAAGCGATTTGGTCTGGATCAGGAACGACTTGATACACAAAAAGAACTTACTGAAGAGCGTATCGACACGCAAATTGATATTGCTGAGATGAAAGATCAAACTGCACAAGACAGATTAAATTTGCAGCGAGAGATTCAAATGGGTAATCTCGCAGAAAAAATGACAAAGAACATTTTCGGAGGCTAGAAATGGCTAACAAAGTTCAGAAAAATAGTTTTACTGTTAAGGATCAGGGCAAGGTTAATTACTCAACGATCAAGCAGGAACCCACTAACGCATCGTCTAATCCAGGCATGGGCAAAGGTAAAGCCCGTGGTGGTGGTGCCGCGCTGCGCGGAACGAAGTTCTCAGGAGTTTATTAACAATGGTTTATGATCCTAGGGGAAATCTAGGTATGCCAAAAGGCACACCGAATAATCCGTTTGTGCCATTAACCGGCATAGACAATCCGAATCAATTTCTACAAAACCCTCCGGACTTTATGAGCGGAGGACCACATCCGATGCCCAATATGCCAGGACAACGACCTCCGGACATGACTATCTTTGATCCCACTCCTGGCGGAGAAAGAAAACCTGGTCCCGGTTATTTTAATGATCTCGTTAATAGGGGAGGCCCACCCCTTTCGGATGAGATGAGAAGAAAAATAAATGAAATGGTAGGTGCTAGACCACCTAAACCACCTACTATCGATTTTCCAAACATACCGGATATGCCGGGTGATGCAGGCAGAGGAGGGGAGCCAACCCCTCCGTCTGACCCTTTTAATATAAATAGGAAGTGGAATGTTGATGACACTGGTGTTTCTGTAGATACCACTGATATTTATGACGCTCCCTACACTGTTTACAATAGATATGACCCAGCAACTGATACTTATTATGGGTATACACGAAACTTTGCTTTTGGCGATGGAAGTAAACAACCTATTTCAATGAAAGGGTCAGAGGCTTCTCAGACTTTTAAAGATGCGTGGAAAAGTTATGAAGGCTCCACCGGACCCAGTCCGACAACCCCTCCGGATTTTCCTGGTAGAGATGCCTATGAGAGAGACTACAGCGGATTTTCTGGCGAGCCTGGAAGTGGAAGAGTAAGCTCAGGCACCAGTGTTTACGATAGATATGACCCAGCAACTGATACTTATTATGGGTCAATCGGCGGTACTTTTGGAAATACGCCTATTTCTGTAAGTGGCTCTGAAGTTGGAGAAGAATTTAAAAAGGCTTGGGCTATTGCAAATCAAGGCTCCACCGGACCCAGTCCGACAATCCCGCCAGAAATACCGAAACTTCCCGATTATGGCGGTTATTTTCCAGGCCCTGATGATACTGTTACGAGTTGTTTTATTGCTGGAACGTCTATCGACATGGCAGACGGCAGCTCTAAAAACATTGAAGACATTATTGTTGGCGATGAAGTCAATACGCAGGATGGTTCACTCGATACAGTTATTCATGTTCACGATATTCCTGAAGGACTAAAAACGCTTGTTACGATTAACGACAGAATTACCTGTACTGATTCTCATCCCTTCCTAACAGAAGAAGGTTGGAAATCTTTTAATCCAGAGGCATCAAAGCCAACTTACGAAGAGTATGGTATTGAAATTGACCAACTAGAAGTTGGCGATAATCTCATTACTGTTAATGGTTTAGAGGAAGTTACTAATCTATCGAGCAGAGAAGAAGTTGCAAAAGTTTATAACTTTACGACTGACCAGACGCATACTTATTTAGTCGATGGTATTGTTACGCATAACAAAACTTATGCAAGACCAACTGGATACGGTCCTGACGGGGAAACTATAATGCCGATGCCGGATGGTTTCAAAGCTCCTTCTCCCGGTACGGGGGTGGGGGTAGGCCAGGCGTTGCAGCCTTTCTATAATCCAACAACAGGACAAGAGTGGACAGCTACAACTGGTGGCTATACGCCTGGCCCCGGCTGGGTAAGAGCATCAAAATCTCAATATGAGGCAGACCCATCGCTTTACCCGACAGATGCGGTTTATGGCGGCAAAATTGATGCTCCGTCTGACACCTCAGGATTGCGTGATCAACTGAAGGATGCAGGCCTTCTTCCTGGTGGCCCTGTGCCTACTGCTCCAGAGACTCCCGCGACAACAGATCAATTCGGACAACCTTTACCTAGAAGTCCGCTTGATACCCTTTATGGCCAAATTGGCGTAAGCGATGAAGCTGCTGCTAGAGATGTTGTTAATAAGATTCTTAGTGGGCAGACAGGTGATTTAACACAAGCCCAACGAGATTTAACAGGCGGTGGTGTTTATCGCAGGATTGCTAATAGATTAGGCATGAAAGATGCCGCTGGTAATCTGATTACACCTTTCAGTTCAGTTCAAACTGAATCAGGCAATATCGCGACACCTGAAGCGGCTCAAGTATTTCAAAGTCTTTTGGACATGGAAAACTTGGAAGGCGGTAGCGGTATTGAGCTATTGCTTAATCATTTACGAGGAAGAATGGGTGCTCGACCTTCTATGCCGCAGCCTCAACCCGGTCCATTTGGGTTAATTCCCGGAAGAGGCGGGTTTGGAATGCCTGGTATGGGCGGTATGTATGGCGGTATGTATGGAATGCCTCGACCTCCTATGTTTGGTAGTCCGTACATGAGCCGAATGCCATTTATGAACTATGCGGGTATGGCTAATCCCATGAACCGCTCCATATTTGGCGGCTATGGCTATGGCTATGGTCCCGGTATGGGTATGGCACCGCTTTCATATTATGGCGGATACAACAGCCCCCAGAGACAGATGTTTGGATGAGTTCCGTTAACCTTGCCAATTATATTTTTGAAAAGATAAAACAGTTTGAAGAGGACAAAGTAAACTACCTTTCAAGCGGTAATATCAAAGACATGGAGGAATACCGATTCATCATGGGTGAATTGTCTGCACTTCGCGCCCTGTACGATGAGATAAGGAAAGTGCTGCAAAATGAAGGAGACTTCGATGAGTGATCTGGCAACAGATACTGTCGCAAAACCATCCTTAACAGACGCATATATACCGGAAGAAAGTAAAATTCTGGACCCGTCTGTTTTGGATAAGACACTGATAGAACGAATGCCTAATCCGTCCGGATGGCGTTTACTTGTTTTACCTTACAAGGGCAAAGGAAAGACTGACGCAGGGATTCTGTTAACAAAACAGACTACCGATCGCGAAGGTCTGGCTACTGTCGTTGCTTATGTACTTAAAGTTGGGCCACTGGCTTACCAGGATGAAGGCAAATTTGCTGATCAGCCCTGGTGCAAAGAAGGCGACTGGGTGCTGATAGGCCGTTATGCAGGAGCTCGTTTTTCTTTAGAAGATGATGCTGAAGTTCGAATCATTAATGATGACGAAGTGATTGGCACTATCTTAGATCCCGATGATATTAAGGCTTTGTGAGGTAAACCATGGCAGAAGAAACATTAACTGAGGCGTTAGCCAATCTAAACGACGACAATATTAAAAGCGCAGCAGTGCCAGAGCACAAGCGGCCTGATATTGAAGATCCCCAAGAAGAGTCTACGTTTATTGATCTTAGTGACGATGATGTTGCTGCAGTATCTCCTGTTACTGAAGACCAAGTTCAAGAAAGCTTTGAAGATGGTTCTTTGGGACAAGATGACGCAGATTTATCTGAAGTAGAAAAAGAAGCCAAAAAAGCGCAGAACCGTGTTAATCAGGCTATTAAGCAGGCTAAAGACTATCAGCGTCGAGAGTTGCAGGCATTGGAATATGCCAAACAGTTACAGGAAGATAACAAACGATTGTCCTCCCAAATTCAATTAGAAAGCCAACAAACTGCGCAAAGTAATTTAAATCTTTCTAAAAACTACAGCAATGAATTTGAAAACAGAGTAAATGCACAAGTTGATGCTGCGAAAGTTGCCCTTAAAACGGCATATGATTCTGGCGATCAGAATCTTATGGTCGATGCGCAGCAACAACTGGCTAGAGCAGAAGCAGAAAGAAATCAACTTGCGCAATATCAAAGAGATCTCGCTAAATATGAGCAAGATCTTGCGCAATGGCAAGCTGCTCAGTCAAACATTCAGCAAGAGTTGCAACAAAACTATCAGCCTCAGACTCAAGCGCAAGCACAACCTCAATATTCACAGCCCTCTGACAAAGCAACTTCTTGGGCTGAAAAGAATGAATGGTTCGGTGTTGATCGTATTATGACCAATGCGGCTATGGCGATTCACCAAGAATTAGCTGAGACTGGAATTGACTTAGAGTCTGATGAATACTATTCTCAACTTGACAACAGATTACGCGAGGAACTACCAAACAGGTTTCAAGCGAATAACAACGTAGGAAACAGCGGCAAACCCGTCCAGACCGTCGTTTCCGGTACGCGCACAACAGGAACTGGACGCAGTCAAAATGATCGTAGGGTTGAACTAACTCCTAGTGAACAGGCTTTAGCCAAGAAGCTGGGTGTACCGTTCAAGGAATACGCAAAACAAAAATTGAGGTTACAGGCATCATGACAGACAAAAAAGCTGTTGGATCAAAAAGAACCCCTAGAAGTGAAGACGATAGGGGAAAGAAAACGGCTCGTCAGCCATGGAAGCCACCTCAAGCTTTAGATACGCCAGAGCCACCGCCTGGTATGCGTTATCGGTGGGTAAGAACTCATATTCGTAATGAGGATGACAAAACCAATGTCCATAAAAGATTTCAGGAAGGTTATGAGCCTGTGCATCCGTCAGAAGTTGAAGGCTATGATTTGCCGACAATCGAAGAGGGGAAGCACGCTGGAGTTGTTGGCGTTGGTGGGTTGATTCTTGCCAAGATACCGGAGGAGACAGCGGAAGAGAGAAACGCTTATTACGCGCAGCAGACAGAAAATCAAATGACTGCTGTAGATAATAATCTTATGCGTGAAAGCGATCCTCGTATGCCGATATCTCAAGAACGCAAAAGCAAGGTGACATTTGGGGCTTCTGGAAAGAACGATTAATTTGATTGTGTTTTAGGAGAACTAAAAAATGGCAAATAATGATTCGCCTTTTGGACTCCGTTATGTACGCAACCTGCAGGGTAACTATAACTCTTCAGGTCAGTCTCGTTATCGAATAACGACTGCCGATGCGACCAACACTACCAACATCTATCAGGGTGACATTGTCACTCAGAATACTGCTGGTATTGTTACTCGAATCGCTCGAGCAGACGGCGGTAGCGCGACTAGTGACATCATTGTCGGTGTATTCAACGGATGTTTCTACACAGACCCAACTACAAGTAAGCCAACTTGGAGCAACTACTGGCCCGGTAATGCGGCCACAGATGCGATTGCTTTCATTTATGACAGCCCTATGGATGTCTTTGAAGTGCAAGCTGACGCAGCGTTCCCTGTTGCCGACTTGTTAGGTAATTTCGATATTGTTGATAATACTGGAACTGGAAGCAGCAATAGCGGCATTTCTTATGTCGAGCTTGATGTTTCTACTGGTGCTACAACTGCGACATTGCCAATGAAAGCCCTGGATATTTCAGAAGACCCTGAAAATTCAGATGTAAGTGCAGCCAATACCAACGTGCTTGTTACCATACAGAACCATCTGTTTGGTCAGAAGCAAGTTGGCCTAGCGTAAGGGAGGCTGAATAGATGGCAATTTCACGCGCACAACTAGCGAAAGAGCTAGAACCAGGTCTAAATGCCTTATTTGGCATGGAGTATGATCGTTATGAAAACGAACATGCTGAAATCTTTGACACTGAATCTTCAGATCGAGCATTTGAAGAAGAAGTTCTGATCGTTGGCTTTGGAAATGCTTCTGTGAAGCAGGAAGGTCAAGGCGTTCAGTTCGACAGTGCAAGCGAAGGTTTCACTGCTCGTTACACTCATGAAACTGTAGCACTTGCATTTGCTTTGACTGAGGAGGCTGTAGAAGATAATCTTTACGACCGCCTTGGTGCTCGTTATACGAAAGCATTGGCAAGAAGCATGGCTCACTCTAAGCAGGTAAAAGCTGCCAACGTATTGAATAATGCGTTTAGCTCAAGCTTTACTGGTGGTGACGGTGTATCTTTGATTAACACTTCACACCCCCTTGCAAACGGTGGTAGCCTAGCTAACCGCGCTACAACAATGTCGGATCTTAATGAAACGTCATTGGAAAATGCATTAATCAGCATCTCAACTTTTGTTGATGATCGAGACATGATCTTGGCTCTGAGAGGACTCAAGCTCGTTGTTCCGCCACAACTTCAGTTTGTTGCTGATAGACTGCTTGAAACCCCAGGAAGGGTTGGTACAGCAGATAACGACATCAACGCAGTAAGGAATATGGGTCTGTTGCCGGAAGGCTATGCAGTTAATCACTTCCTGACTGACACTGATGCTTGGTTTATCAAGACTGACTGTCCTGACGGCTTTAAGCACTTCGAGAGAACTCCAATCAGCACTTCAATGGAAGGTGATTTCGATACAGGTAATGTTCGCTACAAGGCTAGAGAGCGTTACTCTTTCGGATTCAGCAACCCTCGTTGTGTATTTGGATCTCAAGGAGCTTAATGTTCCATGTGAAACTATGAGAGTGGTCGCAAGACCACTCTTTTAGTTGTAGTATAATGACGCTATGCGTTGGTTCTAGGAGGAACTGTTATGCCTACTCATTTTCGTACTGGTGTTTCTAATCAAGTACCAGGTAACCCTTTATTTCAACTTCCGTATTTAGACCCTACTAAGTACACAACTTATTTTAATGATTTTCTTACTTATCATGCTGATGAGTGGACAATCACTACAACCGAAGCAGGTTCAGGTGCTGCAACTGAAGCACTTGCAAGTGGTGCTGGCGGTTGGCTTTTAATTACTAACGATGACGCTGATAACGATTTGGACTTTCTCCAACTGAAAGGAGAAGCTTTTAAATACGTTTCAACTAAGAACATGTTTTTTAAAGCACGATTTAAGGTTAGTGACGCTACCCAATCTGATTTTGTTATGGGCCTTGGTATTACTGATACCACTCCGCTCGATACAACAGATGGAGTCTTTTTCATAAAAGCTGATGGTGCTGCCACCATGGATTTTCTTATTGAAAAAGATAATTCTGCGACAACCAATAGTTCAGT